AATAAAGAAAAATAAGAATGAATAAATAAAGAAATTTAGAATACTTTGATATTACCAATTAGAATATCGCGAAAGGTTTTTATGTGGAAACTCGTTAAACCACAACTAACAGATTGTTAGCCAGTAGTGCGTTGTTGTGGGGCATGCGCAACGTCTTTCTCAGCCCACTTAAATTTGTCGTTGAAATACACCAACGCCATGAACACGACAACAACCACAACTCTTGTGAGTGACCGACGACTTTTAGTAAACATTAGGGTCATGTAAGAACCTATTGCGTACATATACACGATCATAGCCGGACTGATAAAGATAACCAATGTAGTCAAAAATAGCATTGGTAGTAGCTTTTTGCCCGATGCAACAATTGTTGGTAGAAAGATGACTAAACCAACTAATTTGTGCGAGTTCGTTGTTAGGAACTTAGCCAACGCTGAATCGTGGTTGGCCAATATTGCACCGATGGGACCTGCTTTAAAGTCGGCCATGTGTGTAATAGCGAAGACGAAAGACATGATGACAGCGGCCATCACGTCAGCTCTAGATACCACTGAAATTGTGGTATTTATTATATCTGAAAATACGTCCTCCGTGGTAAAAGAAGTCGCCATACGGCGTGCTCTTAATCTCCACGCCGTCGAGATAGCGATTGGTCTTATCGTACGCATCTTTCGCGAATTCATAGTGGGAATAAATCAAAAATATTATTGTTACTAATAAAACTAAACAATTTAGACGAAAATTATTAAATCTTGTAGGTGAACTCATTATAAAAATTAAATAAATTTACTTGTTATAAAATTAGAAAATCCGTTAATACCCATCAAACCCTTGCCAAATGACATGTGTTAAAGTATATGCGCTCGCAGATTCTTTGCACGAATCTGAGTGTTACTGTTGCATATTTGCAATCAGGCGATGGTTTCGCAGCGCAGACATTAGTCGAATTCAGTTGTGCGTTATACACCGACTGACTTGGACTACCAACAAACACACTAGAAGACAATTCACATTCGGACATTCTAACGTTCGGTGTTATGAACGAGACAAATCTATTGTCGACCAGGAAACTATTGTTACCATAGCGAACAACGATGTTGGTGTCGTCAAATATTAGTGTGTTGTTTATGTCACGATCAATTTCACAGTAAGCGACAAACATTTGTGGGTTAATAAATCTGGACTCAGCTGGCATAATGATAAAAGATAATAAAAGCACCAGCAAACTGATAAATTTTGAGTCGGAATAAATAAAAG